AGTCCAAATACTATTCTTTTTTTTATGTAAATCTTGTTGTAGTTTTTCTTCAGCACCTACAAAATTAGCGATTGCTGATCCTGCACTACTTAAATCTTTGCCATTTTCAAGGGTTTGTTTGATTATTGCAAAGGCACTATTTGCAACCATGAGCATTTCAAGCATGGGCTACCTCAGTAGTAAACCTATTAGCATTACAATCATTGTTCCTGCAGTACCTAACATGATTGACTCTTGACGTTTAACTCTATTTAAAAGTTCTGCAAACTTATTGTCACTAACAGCTATATGTTTTTCTAGTGTTACATGAATCTCTTGAATGGTAGGTTTAGCCATTATGCTAAATCTCCATGTATAAGAGTATACATTCCATCAGCATCATAAGCACCAAAGCCAGTTGCAGATAAATAAAGAACCCTCGTAATTGATGTTGTTAAATTTCCATTATCAGCATAAGCTGTAGCTAATCCAGAATCAGAACCATCTGTAACATCAACACCAAGAACTGTAGTATAATTTGCTGAAGCTAAATTAGCTGTTCTTGTCATTTGAAATTTTCCAACATTAATATCAGCAACACTACTTGTATTAAAATTATCTAACATTGTTTCATCAGCTTGAAACTTAACCCATTGTTTAGCCAACCCTTGCTGTAAACTAGTAGTAGCTGTTCCCTCACCTCTAACAGTTATAGCATTAGCAGAACTATTACCAACTAGTGCATCTACGTTTAATGTACTCATGCTAAATCTCCTGCTACTAACATCATTGTTGGATCACTATCAGCAAAACCAGCATTATGATCATAAATAACAGTATTAATTTTTGTTGTATTTGAAGTACCTTTAATAATACCAAACCATCTACCACTTGATCCGAGGTCACCAGTAACACTTATTGCATAATGTGCATTAGCCATTACACTTGTAAATGTTGAAGCATAACGACCCTCTCCACCATCTACAAGTGCACTAACATTAAAACCAAATGAATCATTACTAGTCAATGTACTAGCATCTCCGTCTAATCTGTTCCACGCTTTAATTAAGCCTTGTTGTAGGCTAGTTGTTGTTGAATTTCCCTCGCCAGTAACAAGGATTGATCCTGCTGTAGATACACCAGTAAGTGTATTAACTTTAAGTGTACTACTCATGCTAAATCTCCATGAATTGTAACCGAGTGGTCTGTATCAGCATCTAATAACGAGCCACTATTAGACTGAAATATTCTAAGTATAAATACTGAAGTAGATGCATCATCTACTGCTGTTCCCCTATTATAACCAGAATCGTGATTTGTCATATGTGGAACTGCTGATTTTATTGCTGAAAAAGGATTACTTATAGTTAATGTATTTATTCCTGCACTTCCATCTACTACACCACTAACATTTAATGCAGCATCTGCATTTGATGTACCATCTCCTTTTATATTTGCTGTCACTTTAGCTAACCCTTGTTGTAATATTTGTGATTCACTATTTTCAAGTGTAACAGTTATTACTCCAGATGTACCTCTACCAGTTAATTTATCTACGACTAATTCACTACTCATACTATTGTCCAATTCCCACTAAGAGTTATAGTTGTGCCAGATGCAATAGTTACTGGACCACAAGACAAAGCATTGTTAGTTGCATCAACAGTTAATGATCCAGTAACAGTATTTTCATGTTGTTGTATGATAGCTTCGTAACTTGTAGTGTCAGCTTTCTTACCAATATTATTAAACATATTAAACTCCTATGCGTAAGGACTTGTTCCTAAAACACTTGTATCCCAAGCTGATTTTAATTTAGCAATAGTATCTGCATTAGTTATTGCACTTGCTGAAGGTGCATCTCTTAATGCTTTCTTAGCATTTTTAGCTGTGGTTTGTGCATCACTATCATCAGCTTCTAATGCTTTCATATAAGCTACATCTTGTGCTTCAAGTAAATCTTTTCTAACTGCTCTAATTTTATCTTTAAAGATTACTTTAGATGCAGTTAAATCTTCAGTTATAACTGTGCCAGATAATGACCAAGCATTTCTAAAATGTCTGTCTGAGGGGATCGTTGCTGATTCAGCATCAATCATATTTCCATCTTTATCTGCTATGTTAGTTGCCATATTATGCCACCTCTTGTTGTTGTATTGTTAATTCTTCTGATATCTTCCATGAGTTTCGCCATGTTCTTGTACTTGGCAGTTGTGATTTTTTGCATATAACTAGTCTTGGTTTGTTTGCTTTATCCCAATCTTGCCAAACATGACGAGGTATGTCTTTCATAATGGCATATTCAATCGCTTGTTCTTCGGTCATGGCATCAATAGGTTTTGTATTATGTAATAGATAACCTCTTGTATGTTTTTTAAAATCAGCTTTAGCTTCGTCTTTAGCTAACTCCCAATAGACTCTCACATCTGGTAATATTCCACCTTGCAAAGCACAAGCTAACCAATTACAATCAGGGTGTGTTACTTTTGCAGGAGCATCTGGTTCATTCTGATCTTCCCACACCACACAATATTCTGATCTATAAGGCTCTAAGTTTTCTTTTGCCCAACACAGTCTATCCCAAAGATGTGTGCCTTGAAAATCAGGTGTTGTTATCATGAAATCTCCATAATACTTAGTGTGCCTGAAACTTTATCTGTTACTGAACAATCAATTAAAATTGCATCTGTAGCTTCTAATATAACTTTGCCACCAGTTAATATTTCTATAGATTGACCAACAGCTAAAGGTACATTTTTAGCAAGGAACGAATTTGAATTTGATACTAAACTTGATGTTGGACCACCTCTAGTGCCAGTATTAGATGAAAGCTCTACTTCTACTGTAACTTGTGATGTATGTATGTTTGTTAATATTAAACCAATGACAACAGTTGTTCTGCTTGAGGGTGTTTCATACATAGTGTATGGCGATCCTGCACTAGCAGGTTCCGCTGAAAATGTTACTACTTTGAATGTGTTTGCCATTTATATCTCCTTATCCAAGTGCGATTGCAATAGCTGTGGGATCGTCTAAAGTACAAGCAATCGTTATTGTATCTGTTGCACTACCAGTTGTTGTAATGTTTGCACCTGCTAAAATACGTAATGTGTTACCATTTGTAATTGTTTGATTGTCTCCTGATGAACCTGCCACTATAAAATTTGTCATATCACCATCTGCACCGGCTGAACCAGTAGCACCAGTAGCACCAGTTGGAATCCCAAGTGCAAAAGTAGCTGTGTTTCCTGATTGTGATACAGAAGCCGTTGCACTACCACCAACACTAACAGTTGAAACAGTAACACCTGCAGTAGTAATATGATTTACAGCTTCAGCGTTACCTGATGAAGAATTAAATCCTAATACCTTACCTACTCTATTAGCCTTTATAGGTAATGTTAATGTTGCAGTCGTATCATCATCTGCTAATCCAATTGACCTTGTTGTTAAGTCTGTAATATCGTCTGCTATAGCAATAAATCTATCTAATTCTGTATTTAATTTAGCTACTTCAAATGAACCTGATGATGGAAAGTCTGTAATTCTATTTAAAGCTATTGATCTTGTAATTACTACAGTTGATCCACCACTTGCACCAGTTACAGTATTACCTGATGTTGTGTTTATTGTACCATTAGAGCCATTGCCACCTGATACAGTGTAATGCGTAGATAATGTTTTCTTAGTACCATCCACATAAAAGTTTAAATCAGCGTCATCAAAAAATTCAAATGGTACAGTAAATGCCGTCTGTGTAGCACCTGCATTAACAGTGTAAGACTCTCTTGGTGAATGATCGCTTAATGTAATAGTCATATTGGCACCTTATTTCTTGTTATAAATACTGGCAACGCACAAACGATTATCGCCCACCTGCTATATCTCTGAAATCATCATTCAATCCATATAAAGATATCCAAGGTAAATTTCTTGAAAGTCTTTTTGCACCCTCTGATGGTCTGTCATTAAGATAATCATTACCTGCTCTAATAAATTCTGATAATTGCCCGGGTACTGCACCTGCAAATTCAAGAGATGCATCAAGACCATCAGGTTTATATTTGCCCATAAGCATATCACTTTGTTCTATCATGCCTGATCCAACCCCTGCATGCAGACCCATGTAAAATATGTCTGAATAAACGCCTAATATTCCTGAGAAATCTACAGTTCGTGCGAATATATCTGTAGGTTCTTTTTCAAAAAACCAAGGTTTGTTTCTATTTCTAATATTAAGTGTTGTATATCCTAAGAACATTAAAGCTAACGCCCCCATTACTCTGTTCTTTCTTGCAGGATCAAACATTGCACCAAATATTCTATTAGAAGATGCTAAACCAAAGTTCATAAACTGAAATGGAAAGCCTAATGGTTGCCACTCAATTCTTGTCATCTTAATGTTTTTTGTACTTGCTCTTTCATCTACTTTAAAACCTAGCTTATTCATAAAAGGATGATGCTTTGTATAAAACACACCATTTACAAGCATAGGCTTATCAAATGATGTGGCATGCATAATAACATTAGCTGTGTTTGTGTTTAATGCTGTCTGAAACTTTCTAATTAGTTCTCTATCTTGTGGTGTATCTCTTGCCCAAGCATCTGTATTAGCATAAAAACTTTTATCACCCTTTTCATGTGGCATATCAGCAAACTTTTTAGCTGTGTCTATATCTATAAAGTGTCTGCCTAACCATTCAATTTCAAAATTAGTTGCTGTATTATTTTTAACCTTTAATGAAACTTCTATTAAATCTGATTGAGCGTGGACTCCATTAAGAATTTTAGCGTATTTAGTAACAAAGCCTAAGTTATTGCCAATTAAAGGTATGTTGTAATATGCCTGAGTAATAGGATTAAATACTCTTTCAACGGCATTAGGTTGTATTCTTTTAACACTATCTTCTACTAATCTTTGTTGTATGAAAGACTTTGATAAATCTATTTGATCTATAAGTTTAGGTCCATCTTTCATACCCTTAAACATTATGGCTCTATCGGCTTCATTAAAGAATGGTGCAATGTTTCTTTTAAGACCTCTTTCTAAAACCATGACTCCCATATCGTTAACTGCAGATAATCCTGCACCATGAAGATATGTCATACCTGCTATATCTTTTAAACGCTGTGCTATTTGCACCGATAACCTATCAGGGTCTTCTATTATGTTGCCCGTAATACGTCTTATTTCTTCTGAAAAATCTCTTTTTAATTCTGCAATTCTTTTTTCTGTAAACCCTGCATTTTGTCCATCAAGTTCTATATCATCTAGTAAATCATCTATATCTTTATCGCCAAAATTTCTTGCCCATTCAACACGCTTGCCCATCTTCTTTGAATATGTATAAACAACTTCAGGACCCAGTATCATGTAATCTACAATCTCATGCTCTGGTATGTTCAAAACTCTATGCTTTAAATGTTTTGCTGAACCTGCTCTTGATGGACTAGCAAAGTCTATTGCATCTGCATTTTCTTCTAAAATATTAGCAACAACTTTTTTTGCAAACATAGTAGGGTTATCAACTAAACGATTTACATATTGACCTGATATTTGATCGTAAACTCTTGCAGGGTTTGCTCTTAAATGTCTTGCAAATATTTTTTCTAAGCCTTGTCTGTATGCATCATCTGTAAGTAATCTTGCTTTGTTATAGTAAATAGGACTAACCCAATCTCTAGCTAGGTTTTGATCCAACATATCAGATGCTTCTTGTAATCTATTACCTACTTTTGTTCTTACTTTTTGAAAACTATTAAACTCATTTAGTTCTTTTTTACTTAATCCTATTTGTTTTTCTTTTACCTTAAGTGCTTCAAATCTTTGGTCTAAATCTTCTATACGTTTAAGCAAAGATGTTTTCTTTGCTCTAAGTTGTGCTTCTGTTTGTAATAAGCCAACATGTTTGGAATCTTCTTTCCATATTTCGTAATAGTCATCTAGTTTTTTTATGCCATCTTGCTCTACTTTAGTTAATTCTTTTCCAAGTTTGTATGATTGTTTTGGGTCTTTAAATAATATTCTCTTTCTTTGTAAATTAGTAAACCATTCGTCAAAGTGTGGTGTTTGACCACCAAACATTTTCTTTGCTCGTGCTTTTGCAGACGTAACATTAATATCAAATACCTTTGTAGGAGATGCATCTGCACTATTTTTTATATCTTGAACATAAAGTTTTTCAAAACTTGTAACAAATGCATTAGCTTCTGCATTATAACTAGCTTCTCTTTGTCTTAGACTTTGATTACCAGTGACACCAAAAGCATCTTTTTCTCTTGCTACTGCACCATTACCCTCAATTAGCTGATAAATTTCTCTCATCTTTTCGGTACCATTTTTCATAATACGCTTACCGGGCGTTGGTATAACATTCATTAAATATTTTGTGAAAAAAGTATCTTTAATTTTAGAAGATGTTGCTAAAGGATTAGATGTTACTTCTCCCGTTTCTGGATCAATAATTTCTTTTTGTAAATTATTTACGTCTACAATTTCCTCGCCATTAGCCAACTTGTTTAAATTATCGCTTGATCTGTTAAGTCTTGCTAACCCTGATCTTACTACCCCGGGTGCAATACCAAATACAGTTCCTAATCCCGTGGCTGTTATTGTATTGATAGCTGTTTCTGTTGGAGTGTTTAGTGGATCAAATGGTGCTCGAATACCCTCTGATACCACACCATAAGCAAGACCACCTTTTAATCCTGCCTTTGCTCCTTGTGCCAGTGTCATCCCACCTCTTGCAAACAATCCAAGTTGTCCTGCAACGGGTAATGCAAATAATATATTTAAGGGATCTAAAACACCTGCAACTAAACTAGATGGATCATACCAGTTTGCCCTGCCCATAATCCGCCTACGTTCTCTGTTTTCATCTATACTTTGTTTGATAAAGTTTACATGATCGTCATTTTTACCACGAACAAGTTCATCTATATGATCTTCATATCCCTCAATATCTTCTAAAGTAAATTCTGTTTTAGTTCTTGGCACGTTACCAAATGTTGATGACTCAGAAAAACTATCATAGATAGGTGCGTAAGTGTAACCAAGCTGTGCTAGAAAGTTATCAACAAACCCTGCATCTGGCTTTGCTTTTTCAAAGTAACTTACTGTAGGTAATCCAACAACTGTACTTGCATATGGATTTTGTTCTTCAAACTTCATTTATTGTGTGCCTTTTGATAAGTCTTTAAGTTTTCTTATTTGTTTTTGTATTGATTTATCTTGAACACCTTTATCTAAAACACCCTGCGAACCTAAGACTGATGCATTTTCTTTGAGTAATTGTTTGTCAAATAGATTTTTCAAATTGTCTGATAACTCTCTTCTTCTTTGAAGAACATCACTCATAGATTGATTTGTTTTGATTTCTATTAAGTTTCCATTGCCATGTCTTAAAGCAACTCCATCTGTACCAACTGCTATATATCGTGCAGTAGATGCATCACTTGTAGGATTAGCTAGTAAGAAAACATTCTTACCTAATTCTAAATTTTTGCCTGCAAGTTTAATTTTTTTGTTTGCGTTCTCTTCCCATTCAGGAAATTTATTAGATGCAATATATCTTTCAGGAGAAAAGTTAGATGCTTTGGGAGTACCACCTATTTCAGCATTAAACATATACTTACTTTTAGTATACATAAGCTGATAAACGTCATTCAATGTTGAGTCTATATCGGATTCACTTATCTCTTGATTTGTATATGAAGCCATAGCTAAACGTTTCAACATTGGTATAGATGTAGAACTCCAATTATATTCTTTTTGTAACTCTCGTAGTTTGGTTGTAATAATAGTGTTGGCGTTTTCATCACTGCTAAATCTGTTTTGAATTGCATTTGATCTAATAAGTTTTTGATCGTCTGTAGCATATGTCTTTAGTGCCACACGATACGCTTGATCTTTTTGGTCGGCACCCATAGATCGCACAAGATGATCGTATGTACTCCAAAAATTAACTGTGTCTGTATCTAATCCTTTGTTTAAAAATCTAACTCCACCATCTCTTGTTGTAGATGACATAGCTT